AGAATAGAGGGTAGACAAAATCTACCCTCTTTTCTATGATCGTTTACATTATGGGAGGTCTGGGCAACCAGATGTTCCAGTACGCAGCAGGATACGCAACAGCTAAAAGTTTGGGTGAGACCTTAGAGTTAAACACAACCTTTTACGACACAAACAAAAGCAGACAGTATGAACTAGGGGTTTTCCCTATATCGTTTCATGTAACAAATAATGTTGCAGAGCCGATAGAGGAAAAACAGCATAGTTACCAAGAGATCAACCGATCAGGAATGATGGTGGGCTACTGGCAGTCAGAGAAATACTTTGATTGTGTAGAAGATGAGATTCGCCAAGAGTTTAGGCTTCCTAAGTCAGACATTCCTAGCGATATGGTGGCAGTAACAGTCCGTAGAGGCGATTATTTAGCCCTACCCGATGTGTTTACTCAACTCGGAGATGATTACTATAGGGAGGCGATTAAAGCCTTTCCTCACCATGAATTTGTAGTATTTTCAGATGATCCAAAATGGTGTGTAGAGAACCTAGCATGGGCTAACCATGTCATGCCATGCTCTGCACCAGGACAAGACTTGGCATTGCTTTCGAGCTTTAAAAACCATATCATAGCGAATAGTTCATTTGGCTGGTGGGGTGCTTGGCTTGGCAATGGAAAGGTAGTAGCACCTAGCCGGTGGTTTACCAATGGGCTAGACTCTACAGATATTGTTCCTAAAAGGTGGATAAAACTTTGAAAAAAATCCTAGATGTAAGAGATGGTGTAGTCAAGACCGCATACGATGATGGGGAAGGTGGTTTAGTCATTCACTCCCAACAAGACTTAACCGAGTTTGCAGACTACACAAAAGAGGCTTATAACAATAATCCTACAGGTAAAGGATGGGGTGATAACCCTATCGATAGAAAGAACCACATAGCGACCTTGCCGACCGAGATTGTCAATATGCTCAATCAAGAAGGCATTATGCGTGGCTATACTATTCTTGATCAGAAAGCACTAAAGAAGTGGCTTAACGATCCAGACAATAGAGTATTTCGTACAAGAGGCGGTGTCGTATGAGAATCGCTATCTGTGTACCTTCTCGTGGCGGTCAAATGGAAGTAGCCACAGGGTTCGATATTTGTGCAATGACAGGCTATACGCTAAAGAACACAAAGCACGAACTTAACTTCTACACAGCTATGGGAACGCTGATATTCGACCAACGCAACAGCATAGTAGAAACCGCAATTAAAGATCGATGCGACTATGTAATGTTTGTAGATGGTGATATGCGTTTTCCTAAAGATGCCCTCACTCGTTTGTTAAAGCACAACAAAGATATTGTTGGAGTTAATGCAACGACACGATCAGAGCCAGTTAAGCCTACAGCCAAGAACTTTAAGATTGAAGAAGATGGCAAGGTTAGTTGGTTTCCAATCTATTCCAAAGGAAAAAAAGGAATAGAGATTGCAGATGGCATCGGCTGTGGTGTGGTATTGATTAAAATAAATGTATTCAAAAAGATGGAAATGCCTTATTACTTTTTTGAGACATTACAAAAGAAGGCAGTATTGGGCGAGGATATTTACTTCTGCATCAAGGCTAAAGATGCAGGATTTGACACTTGGGTAGACCACGACTTATCTATGGAGATTGGTCATGTTGGTTCTTACATTTATGGCTGGCAAAACATAGAGATGACATAACATGGCAATTGCAACCTACAACGATTTAAAGACTACAGTAGCAAGCTACCTTGGTCGTTCTGATTTAACCTCGGTAATACCCGACTTCATTACCCTTGCAGAAACTCGCCTACAGCGTGATCTACGCACTCGTTTAATGCTCAAGTCTGCTACAGCCACAATGACATCTGGCGATAGCACAGTAGGCTTGCCAACAGACTTCCTAGAGATGCGTGATTTATTCATTCAAGGAAGCCCACGAGTTCCAGTTAGCTACCTTACCCCTAGTGCATTTACGAGAGATGCCAGGGCACAAGAATCAGGCAAACCAGTCTATTACACAGTAATCGGACAAGAGCTACAGTTTGCACCAATCCCAGACTCGGCTTATGTATTAGAAATGCTTTACTTTTTCAAGCCAACAGTATTGTCTGGTTCTACATCTTCAAATGTATTCTTAGCCAATTATGCAGATGCACTTCTATACGCATCTTTAGCAGAAGCAGAGCCATATCTTATGAACGATGCTCGGATTCAAACATGGGCAGCTTTATACGATAGAGCTATTGGAAACATCAACACTACAGACGAAAACTCAGAATACTCTGGTGTTCCTCTACAAATGAAATTGACTTCACGATAAGGACTAATCATGGCTGCATTATCAAACTATTTAGAAAATGCTCTAATTAACGCTACTTTACGCAATACTGGTTATTCTTCTCCTGCTACAGTCTATGTAGGTTTATTTACTAGCGATCCTACAGATGCTGGTACAGGTACAGAGTGTACTGGTGGAGCGTATGCGCGTAAGTCAATGGCGTTTAATGCACCATCAAATGGAGCATCGACCAACTCAGCAGCAGTTGAGTTTGACCAAGCCACAACTAGTTGGGGAACAATTACTCACTTTGGTATCCTAGACGCACTTACAAGCGGAAACCTTCTTTATCATGGAGCATTGACATCTTCTAAAGCGATTGACACAGGCGATGTGTTCAAGTTTGCATCTGCAAGCGTAACAGTAACATTGGCGTAATACCATGTCTACTCTTGTTACAAGAGCAGCAAAAGGCTCTCCGCTAACCCATAACGAAGTAGATGCGAATTTTACAAACCTAAACACAGACAAATATCAGTCTGGTGATACAGTTACTTTCGCAGCAGCAGTTGTTACTGGATCAGCCACTATCAATGGCACAAGCATCCCAAACAATAAGACACTTGTAGTAACCACAGATATTGGTTCTACAGTTCAAGGATACGATGCAGACATAGTTAAATACGATGACGCTAATCCATCATTTACTGCCACTTCTGCAATTAAGATTCCCGCAGGCACTACATTAGAAAGACCTACAGGTGTAGCCGGTAAGTTACGCTTTAACTCTACAACAACAGAGTTTGAAGGCTATAACGGAGTTGCATGGTCATCTGTTGGTGGCTCTGCGATCAGTAACGATACATCCACTTCTACAGATATATACCCTGCCTTAGTTAACTCTACTACTGGTACGGCTACAAACCTCTACACATCCAATGCAAAGTTACTTTATAAGCCAAGCACAGGGGAACTAAAGGCTTCTCAGTTAGTTGCTACAAATGGAATTATTGTTAATAGTGCAACTATCGCAGCAGACTATACAATCGCTTCTGGTCAAAATGCAATCAGCGCAGGTGCAGTTACAGTCAATAGCGGAGTTACTGTTACTGTTAGTTCTGGTAGTCGTTGGGTAGTTCTATAAGGATAAGATATGTCTATTGTTTTATTAGGCTCAACTTCGGGCAGTGTTACATTACAAGAACCAGCCGTTGCTGGTACTACTGTATTAGACCTGCCAGCTACAAGCGGAAATGTTGTTGTGGATACAGCTACGCAAACGCTTACAAATAAAAGTATTGCTGCTACACAGCTAACGGGAACTATTGCTGCTGCTAGGCTTCCTACTGGTTCTGTGTTGCAAGTGGTTAGCACAGTTAAAACTGATACTTTTTCAACCACATCTGATACTTGGATTGATATTACAGGACTTTCTGTAAATATTACTCCAACAAGTGCAAGCAATAAAATTTTGATTATTGCTAACTATACAGGCAGCAATCAAAGTGCTTATTCTTGGGGAAGGCTTGTAAGAGGAAGCACCGCTATATGTATTGCTGATGCGGCAGGTTCAAGACAACAAGCAACAACCGCAAACTTTTATCAGCCCAATGTGGATAGAAATTTTACTGGTTCAGTTTGTTTTTTAGATTCGCCAGCAACAACATCTGCCACAACCTATAAAATACAATTAATTGTTCAAGCTGGTGGATATACTACTTACATTAACAGAACAAACGGAGATACGGATGATCCCGCCTATGCTAGATTTACATCACAAATTACAGTAATGGAGATAGCAGCATGAACCATAAAGCTATATACGCACTATATCCACAAGTTGTTACTGTTGATGACGGCACAGGTGCTTTTGACAAAGATGGTAACAAGGTTGAGATTGACATGGCTTTGGTCGATGTTTGGCAAGACCCCGAAGCATACATTGCAAAGCGTCAGCGTGAATACCCACCCATCACCGATTACATTGATGGTGTTGTAAAAGGCAACCAAGCACAGATTGATAAATACATTGCTGACTGCTTGGCGGTCAAAGCTAAGTATCCGAAGGGAGTAGCATAATGGCTGTTACACTAAATGCAAGCACTAGCTCAGGATTGGTTTCCACAGCAGATACAAGCGGAGTAATTCAATTACAAAGCAATGGCACTACTGCACTTACAGTAAACACTAACGAGGGTATCCAAATCCTAAACTGCTTGGGTGTTGGTAACGCTACCCCATCTACTAGCGGTGCTGGTATTACTTTTCCAGCAAGCCAATCCGCTTCGTCTGATGCAAACACACTAGACGATTATGAGGAAGGTACTTGGACAGGAACTATTAAAGGAACAACTACAGACCCTACAACACCTGTTACAGCAACTGGAAGTTATACAAAAATTGGTAGGCAAGTATTTGCAAGAATAGCTTATAGCAATATTACTACTACAGGGGCTTCTGGAGATTTTTCTGTTGCAGGTTTACCTTTTACGACTAACGATTCTGACGCAACTGGAAATGTAATGACATACAGCATAGCTACTTTTGCTGGTGCTAATAATTTATCTCCGTATGTTACAGGAACATCTGTGTTTCTTTATCATATGTCATCTAATGGGATTTGGGCTGCTGCAACACATAATGCTGGAACTGCTAGGTTTCTTCAGTTATCTGTAACTTATCAAGTTTAAGGAATAAAAATGGCACTTACAGAAAACACAAGTATTGACCAAATTGAGATTGTTCGTGATTGGAACATCCAAGTCCGTCAGGCTACCATTATTGAACGAGATGGTGAGTTTGTTTCACGCACCTTTCATCGTTGGGTATTAACTCCTGACATGGACATTAGCGACCAAGAACAAAAGGTCAAAGACATTTGTTCTGCGGCTTGGACTCCAGAAGTTCGCCAAGCATACGAAACATTTAAGGCTGAACAAGCTAATAGATTGAGAGTACCATAATGGCTATCGTACTTGACGGCACAAACGGAATAACACAGGCTGGAGAGTTTAACTCCGATAGTAGCTTTGGATTTAAGAACCGCATCATCAATGGCGGGATGGACATAGCACAACGAGGTACAAGTTTTACTTCAGGAGCAAACAATGACGATGCGTATGTTTTAGATAGGTTCTATATTCTGTCGGATGGCAACGATGCCATTGATGTTACGCAAACCACTACTGTTCCTACAGGAGCTAAATTCTCGATTGGTTTAGATGTAGAAACTACTAATAAAAAGTTTGGTATTGCTCAGATTATTGAAAATGCAAACTGTTTTGATGCTATTGGTGGTGCAG